TGGTTTTCTTTTTGTTTTCTCTATAATGGGAACTTTATTAACTTAATAGATGTGAGCCTTGCCCTGCGTCCTGCCATTGGTGTGGCTGTGCGTGGCTGTGTGTGCGTGTGATACTTAAAGATTAGGCGTGAGCCTGTGCGTGTGTGCGTATATATAAAGAACATGCGTGAGCCTGTGCGTGTGGCTATGTGTGAAATAAAAAAACAGACTAGCTGAAGCACATGCAATAATAAAAAGAATACGCCCACGCCACGCATAAGCAGAGGATATGCTATCCTATGGCGTGAAAAAATCCGCCTAGCCCCTCACTTTTTGTCATTCTGTGGCATTTTTTGCGTGAGCGAAGGGGGAAAGTGGTCATTTAGTAGATACGAATACCTACTCATATTTTTTTATGAAATATTTCCCATACGCTCAGCCATACGCTTAGCCCTGTTTGGTGTCTGAACTGCCCACCTACTGTCTAACATCTCCTTACTTGCAGTGACATAGTCACTATCTTGGAGTGCTGAAAGCATACCTTGAAACTTAGAAACACCATAGCTACCCATCTGGTAACACATTTCAACCACTATATGTCTAGCAGTGTCATGTACATTAGGAGATATCATTAGTAATTCTTCTGAACCTGAGACTGCTCTTGCAAAGTCTCTTTCAAATAACTTATTCCACCCTGCCATGTCAGTAGGTACTTCTTCGCCCTCTAACATTTTGTGACCAAAGCCACCTGTAAGATGCCCTTCAGTGCAGTGGTAAGTCTCCATACGGAAGCCTTCTTCTTTCTTAATCTCTGCTTTAGTTTGTTCTATATCCATCTTTGTTTTTCTCCTCTAATTCCAGTTGTGTGTTCCATAAATCTTTCCAAGTCTTTATCTAACAAGTCTTCTTTGTGTTGATTGTAAGATAATTGTTGGTCTCTATCTAAACGTGTCACCCAATAGTTTGCACAGATAGCTAATGCGTCTATAGCATCATCATGTCTAAGCGAACCTTTGTCTCTAGTAAGTCTTGTCATCTGTCTAAACAACTGATGGTCAGGCTCATTCTTAAAGTCTTCTTTAATTAGTAAATCATCTATGACTAACCTATGGCTATTCATTAAAGGCTCTAAGGTATCTATGATACGTTTCTCCTTTTGAATATTGTGTCTAACTTCCTCAATCTCACATGGGTGTATCTTAGCCATGATAGGTTTAAGTAATTGTGTTGCCATACCGTCACCAAAGTTACTCTCGATAACCACATAGTTGACATCATGTTTTCTCGCAATGTGAGATAACTGAGACATGGTATTGTCTGAATATCCACCATCTAACGAGCCAACAGCAGTCAGATATAGCACTCCATGTAACATTTTAAGCACTGCGTAAGCTGTTTTGTCCTCACCTCGCCCACTAGGGTCAATCGACATACATGTGCCTTCAAACGGAGTAAATTCTTCACTCATGTGCATAGGGGCTACAAAGTAGTCACCTTTAAGTCCTACATTAGGAATATCTGGGTCTATACCTTTCATTTGCTCTGGTGATGAAGCCCACTGTATTTTTGCAGGTGCATCTTTCCAAGTTGAACAACCTGAAGCTACTATTAAATCATTTAGTTTAAGAGGGTATCTATTTGCGTCAGACAAACTTGTATCTAACATAAATTGTAAATTAAACCCTGAACGACCATAAGAAGCTAAACGCTCCATCAAATCTACGCCATCAAACCTTTTAGGGTCTGTAGGGTCTCCTTCTTTACCTACGATAATGTCAGCAAGTTTATTTCCGTAACCAACTGCTTGTGCTTTAGTTGGTACTAATGCTGTCCATATCTTTGTCTTAAAACCTCTTTCCTCTAATGTATTGTACAATGACATTTCATTTTGAGGTGTACCTAGAAATATAATACGTCCTACTTCTGGTTTAATAATTGCATCAAATTCTTTTACAGTTTCACTTAATCTATCTCTCATAAGTTGCGTTTGGGAGTTATTCGCACTCTCAACGTCATCTGCAATAATTAAATCTGCTCTACTACCTGTTAACTGACCTGTGATACCCATAGATTTAACTGAGGGTGCATGACTGGCTGTAGCAGGTGCAACATCAAAACTAATCTTTGAATGTCTTTGGTTGTCTCTAGGAATTAGATGAGCCAGTAAAGGCATCTCTCCAATTAATCTTTGTGTAAATGTACTGAAATCATCAGCCCTACTTTTAGATGCAGATACAACTAATATGTTTCTCTGCGGATTTAATAATAATTGGTGAACGACAAACGCTGAAGTAATCCAAGATTTACCTACACCTCTAAACGCTTCGATAACTAATCTCTTCTCTTTAGCCTGTAGATAGTCTGCGATATCGTATTGTATTGGTGTTGGTTCAGGTAAGTTTAAATGCTTCCAACATAAATATAGAAAATTTTTAAAGTTCTTTAATCTATTGTCCATCTGTATCAAACGGTATGTCATCAAGAATGTTATCTTCCTTTTTAGTCAAAGGTTCTGTGCTGTAAGTTTTACAAACTTCTAAACACACTTTCATTTCTGATGCCGTTAGTTCGTCTCCTGATTTTAATTTATTGTATGCGTGAGTTACTAATAACTGTGGTAACTCTTTTATAATATTGGTTAAACTATTGCGGTCTTCCTTGTCGGTTGTACTTTTTAAAGGTACTTCCTTTGTTTCTTGACTTGGCATGTTGTCCTTTTCTTTTTTTCGGTTTCTCTCTAGGAACATAAGACTTGGCTGTTTTCATGTTCTACTGAAGAGGATTTTTTGACTGTTCTTTCATCTCTTCAATAAGTAGATTTAATAAGTCTATACTTTTTCTATTAATTGCTATGTCAGTGTGATTATGTTTTGTATCAACACTTTCTAGTGCTTTAACTTTTTCTTTAAGTACAGCAACGATAGATAAATCAACTGTTTTAGATGAATTTTCTAACACATCTATCTTAGTCATAACTTCACCGTATTTTATAAATCCTGCTCCTATACTTCCTATAAGTCCAATCAGAACTACAATGTTAGTTAAGTTATTCTTTAGTTTATCCATGCAATCACTATAAGAATTGCTACTGCAATCATAAACGGTTTATGGTCATTCCATATGTGTATTAATTGTGTCTTAATTATTTTTTTATCCATTTTGTAATTCCCTTATTTCTATTAATAGTTTTTGTTTTTTATAATTAATTTGTTCTAATTTTCTTTCTTTGATAACCAATGGGTCATTCGCTGTGTAAACATCTAGGTTTATATCCGCATAGATAAGTCTGTTATCAAGCATGAAATCTTGATTTAGATAAATATTCTTTGGTTTATAAAATTCTATATTTGTGTACGCAACTAACGACACCTCATCTTTAAGCATGGCATCTAGTTTAAGTAAGTTCTTAACCTCAAGATTTTTTGAGACATCTTTTACTACGACATCAACTTTATCTAATTTGTCTGATAAAGAAGCTACTTTAGTTTTCTTTTCTGTTTTTACTTTTTTGGTTTGTATGGCTTTGGTTTGTAAGGTTTTGGTTTCTTTTTCATCTGTTTCCTTTTCCGTTATTGTTTTTTTAGCTTCTTCTTTTTCTTCAGTTTCTTTTTTAACCATCTGCACTACTTCTTTAGCAATGCTTTCAATAGTTTCTTCTTTTTTAACTTCTTCAATTACTTTATTAACGACATTAGTATTTACTGGATTTGAAGTTTTAACATAAACCTTCATTTCTTCTGTAAACTCTACTTCGATTTTTGTATTTTCTGGTACACCACTCTCATATATTTTCATGGCAATCTTTTCTTCTATGCCAGAAATAACGTCCCAGATTTGGTTCTCATTTAAGTCTTTAGTTCCAAGAGCCTCATTTATATCTAGTTGTTCTTGCACTGTTAAAGGAGAATAATCTTCTGTTGGAAATTCATAAAGTAACTCAGCACCTAATAAATTTACACCACTCAATGCGGTAGAACTTAAAGCACTATCATTACCTTGCCATTCCCATTCATAACTATAAGCACCAGTGCCATTATAAATTAGATTGTCATTAAAATGCTTAGAATTATTATTGTACCCTGCATCATCTATTCTTGTTGTAGTCATGGTTGCTAGAGTGTTTCCATCTTTATCTTTAATAGATTGTTTTAAAATAAAACTATCCATTTCACCTTCTCTCGTCCCACAGCTAAAAGCACTTGTAGAACTCTCACAATTTTGAATAGAAATACCTGAAGTTAACTGCACTCCTCCGTTGTTTTTCTCAACTGTACTTGTGTAGCTAGTACCTGCATCATCTGTACCAGTAAGGTTTAAAAGTGAACCTGAAGCTGAGACTTTCATGTCTCTTGAACTTTCTAATTCACCATTGAATGCTCTTCCGCAATTTCCTGAAATCTCTGTTTCACAAGTAATTGTAAATCCATTGTGCGTAGAATTGTTTCCTAAATTACTTGAAGTTGTACTGACACCATCAATGTTAAAATTATCTTGTGAAGATGATGTTGTCCCTGCGTTTGGCAGAATGTTTGTAGTATAAGCTGTATCATTTTCGTCTGCTAATCCTACGGAACTAGAGAACCAACTTAACATTAACCAAAGGAATATTCCTAAAACTATGATTATTCTCATTTTATTTTATCCATATGATAATAAATACGACCTATAACTTTTTCAAACCCCATCAACTCTTGCTGTATCATGTGTACTAAAACTTGGATTTCCACGAGTGTGATTACAACCCATGTGCTAAGTCCCATAAGAATTGTTCCAAGCAAAGCAATTAATGCTGTGTTTGTTTTTCTGTTCATTATCTAACTATGATTGGTTTTAATTTTTTTATTTTAATTGTTTTCTTTTTCTTTTTTTCTAACTCCACCCATTTTTTATAGGTAGGCATTTGATAATTATATTTCTCTGCAATTAATTTTAAACTTTCTTTTCCAATTTTCCCATCTGTAGGACATGGAGTTCCTGCTGATAAAAATGCTTCCCATACTCTTTTGTCTTGGCAAAGGATTGCGATTGAAGCAACTTTCATTCCTACATTTCTAAGTGCTGTAGATAAAGCTATAAGTTCACATGTTCGGTCAACGTAACTTTTTCCGCCACTCACTCCAATAGAAAATGTTTGAATACCACCAGACAAAGCCATTGCACAATTATTTGATGTGTTCATGCTTGGTGCAGAAGATGTATAAGGTGCTGACTTCATGTTTGAAGTAGATGTTGAATTTGTTGTAGATGTTGATGTGCTTCCGCTTTCGTAAGTTGTAGCACCTCCACTGTAATTTCCTTCGATTGCAGTATTTGAACCACTAGAATTTGTTTGATTTCCAACTGCATTTGCAACTGTAGATGTAATTAA